TTTTACCTTTCATGGCACACGCCCAACAATGACCTGTATTATTATATTTATATATTTCATCAAAAGCATGACCAACCAAACCAGTCCCAGGACAATGATTCTCTTCAATGTCAAAGCTCATTAAATCTTCATACTCTTTAGAATCTTCTACCTCTACTGGTATTTCAAATGTACACCTCACAAGTATGTATTTTTTCTTTTTTTTTGTCATATAGTTAAAAATCTGTCTCTGATAATTTACCTAAACTTGGTGGTTGCCCTATCTCACCACTTACGCCTCCTGACACCTGCTGACCTCCTTGCGCTTGTTGTAACATCTGCTGTGCATTAGCATTAGTATTCTGCTTCGCAGCGTCTAAGAACTTCTGAGGGTCTACGTTATGAGCTGATACTATCTCTTTAAACCATAGGTCTTCAGTAGCCTGAAATAACCTAGGGAACAGGCTTGATACATCACCAACTAATTCACGTTGCTGCGCTATCTCAAGGCTTCTAGCCTGTTTAAATGCACTTTCACTGATAACTTTGATACCATACTCTATGCCTTGCAGATACGCTGGTGTAATATTTAATCTCTCCAAGTTAACGCCTTGTTGCTCTGCCATAGACTCAATCATATCAATCATCTTAGGTGATTCTGCATCTTCGATATTTCCTATAACTTTAACCTCTCTTACACCATTCTCACCACCAACTGTTGTGTCCTCTATTCTAAACTCTCTACCTGGTATTAATTGAAATTGTATGATATTAGGCACTCTTAGTTTAGCACGTTGCAATACCAAGTTCTCCATTAAAGTATTAAGTAATCCTAATAGCTTCCTAGCATTCTCTTCAGCTATAACCTGACCTCTAGCTGTAACGTCTTTTACGTTCACACCTGACGCTACAGCGTCTACTGACGCCAAATCAATATCCTTGCCTATCATATCTATAAAGTTAAAGTACGCCTGATCTGGTGATTTAAAGCTTAACTCTTTGAAATTATTAATATCATCAACAGTAATAATTCTGCCTGACAGTAATAACGTATCTTCAAGATCATTCGCCTCAGTTGTTATAGTAACTGGATTAACTGATAATTTAGCTTGCTCTACCCCTATATTATGTAGTGTTTCAATTGATTCAACATTGCCACCGATCTTGTGGTACAAGTGCATACCCCAGAAAAACTCACCGCCAGCAAAAGGACTATTGATAGTTTTAGCAAAAGGATATTTACCGTGTATCCAAGGAAATGGACTATTTTGCAAAACTACACCATTAGCTACAATTACTAACCTCTGGTTTGTCTTATCATAAATTCTTAATACTTCAACTTTCTCACTATTAATCCTATCAAACCAACTCTCTCTGAAATATGAATCGCTGTCTACATTTGATGTTGTCGAACCATTTACTACATACTTGTGGTTAGCATATACTTCAAACTCTTGATCGAATGTGCTTCTGTCTAATATGGTTCTCCAACCTACTCTAGGCTGTTTTTGTGTGCTACGCATGTAAGGATTCCACACAAAGAAATCCTCTGGTTGTATCTCGACAGAAAACACCTCGTTGCTCTCTTCTTCTGTTTCTTCCCAGGTAACTTCACCAGTATCTGGATCATAACTTGTTATTGTCTTAACTTTATGTGACTTATTATCCCAACCTTCATAAACTATTTTAGTACCATCTGCTATAGTATCAAACGCTTCAAAAAAGTATTCTGTATCAGCTGAATCTTCCCGGTCTATGCTCTCCTGACTATGTTTGTATAAATCATCAACAATCTGACCTCTAAGTGTATCTATCGTATTTGCTTTATTGGTAGCTGTAGTCTTAATCTTAGGTCTATTCAAAGCAATCTTGGCAAGAATTGCCATTAGCTTGTTTAGTGGTGTAGATGACTTAACATTAGATCTTCCATCACGTCTTGGTGTTGACATGATATTCAACTTCTTGCGTCCGTTATCTAAATACGTTTGCAATGTTTGGTTATTAAACTGTCTATATGATCTATTCTGGACTTCCCACATGTGGTCAAAGCTATCATAAGCCCACCCTCGTGCTTCGAGTTCTTTTTCAGTAGGTTTGTACACTGGTATAATATCTGTTTTATTTTCCATTTATTTATAACCCCAGTGTTTTATTTTAATCTTTTATCTTTTCAATATCTTTAATGGATATGTCACCAAATATAGTCTTTATTTCGTCCAGCTCTTCATCTTCCTTTAACTGCTTACTAAGTTTTCTTATTTCTGCTGTGTAGTCTTTCATATTACCATCCAGTTATACTATCATTATTAGGTCTATAAGTTTGTTTCTTTTTAACCTTAGGCTTGAGTATTGTAGCCACAACATACGAGAATGCGTCTATAGCATGGTTTGGTTGTTTCCCCCAGGTAGACTTCTGCTCTATGCCCATCTCAGTCTTTGTCTCTTCCCACCTCAAGTTCTCAATCTCTTTTACCAAAAAGTTATGCTTCTCACCCTCTTCGTCCATTGTATATAAACTACTACTTATAAATAATTTAGGCTTTCCTGTTAGCTCTTGTATCTGCCCGCGCTCTTCCATAATCCTAGCTCTGTATTCATCCCAGTTCTCTTTACTTGTTCCTACTTCTTTCTTAACGCCCTCTATGCTTATACCGTTGTCTTTTAATTGTTTAATATCGCTAGCTTGAGCTGAGTCTCCTATTCTTGTAACTCTACTCAATCCTTCTTCTTTTAACTTTATAATCTCTTGTATCTTAGGATTAGTCAAACCTTTCTCATAAAAACCATCAAATATCCAAAAGTTAAACTCTCTGTCTACTCTCACCCACAATCCTGCTGATGGAGCTGAAAATCCAAAATCTAGTCCAAAATAATCATCTCCAATAGGTAACTCTTTTATATCAACTACATGAACAGTCCTATCAAACCATGCACATACTAATCCTGTCATTCTTACAAAATCACCATCACGTCTTACTTTCAATGCAGTTTCAGTTAAGTTCCTGCTCATGATAGCTATCTGTTCTTCTCCTAAAAATGGGTTGTCATTCCAGCCTGCTTTACTTACAAATATATCCGGGCTTGTTGTGTTTAAATATAGTCTATCATACACCCATGTCAAACCTTTAATCGGTGTCATCGTTAACATCAGATATAACTTAATGCCGGCCTCTTGCCTTACAAAACATTCCTCATAAATATCCTTAGGTGGCTCTTCATCAAACAAGATAAACGTTTTACCTGCTCCCTGAGCCTTCTCACGGCCTTGCTCGTAACTCTTAAATGTTATCTTGGTAGTTCTGCCATCGTCTGCTTTAATTGTTAACTCTTTCAAAATACCTTTACGTAACCATATTCTATCTACTATTCTGCTCTCTGGTAAATATGTTAATAGTTTCTTCTGGGTTGTGTCTTTTTGTTCATCAAACGAAGGGCAAAAGCTCCACACCTCACCTTGGTTTATAAATGGGTGTCTTCCTAGTAACACTCTAGCTGCCTCCATAGCCCCACACTCTGTCTTACCAACTCTATTTCCCCAGAATAACGCTCTTATAACCTTATCTGTTCTACTAGCCTCTAATTGCTTCTCATGCTCTTGAACATATTTCAATGGATCAGCTTTTTGCCTTCTATCTATTTCATCACTCAGCCTTAGCGTTTCCACCATCTCCTCCCTTGTTAAATCGTTTTTGATACTCTTCATAAAGTTGTTCATCGTTTAAATGTTCGTACTCTGTGTATTTTACTTCACCTTCAAATTCTATGTTTTGCTTTGGTAGGCCGTCGACATAATTAAATATCAATTTTATTGTATTATAATCCTTTTGTTTTATGGCCATGTCCATCAAATTATCTATTATCTGCTGTGCGTATATTCTTTTGTCTAACCCTTTGGGAGCTTCCTTTAATTTCCGCTTTAATATTCCAGCTAAACTAAAACCCCCGTCTATTCTACCTTTTCTATTGATATTTGGGTCTCCTTTTGTAAATGTCATACTTGTAAAAAGTTGTTAATGCTACTTTGTTAAACTATGTTTGTATGGTTTTGTCAATCTTTATTTCTTTTCCTTCAATTTATCCTTTGAACACTTAAACCTTTCGCTGGTTAATATCTGATCAAAAAAATTAGTTGGATGCTCAGGCATGCGCCAAGGCTTGCTATCATTTTGTGGCTTTATTTCTTCTTCTGGCATATCATCTTATTAACTTCTTA